GCATAAGGTATTGCAAGTAGATCATCAAACTCAGTATAATCTAAAATGTATAGTTGTCCTGCAAGTTCATTCCATGTATAGTTTCTTGATTTTCGCCAATGAAAATTAATTCCTTTGAATCCCCACTGTTCTAATGCAGTGCAAGCTACTAATGGATGTTGGTCATACTGTATGTTAGGTGTCTTAGGATTATATACGAATGTGCAATACATTCCTACTTCAGGTATCGGTGATACAGTTCCACTTAATGCTTCCATGATCATGAGCATTCTATCCTCTGGATCATTGGTGCTTTGTAGATCTTCTTTTATGGCTTCAATTCGATTCATTTGATGCCTAATTCTTTTTCGGTGATTATTTTAAATTCAATACGGTTATCTTTACAAAATTCATATGCTGCTTTCCATTTTGCTTGGTTAACTGCATAGGTTTGACATTCGTAAATATATGATTTAGTTACTCTCTTTCTTGGTTTAGGTGGAAGAGTTTGTTTCTTAGGTTTAACTTCAACGACATAACTTTTTATTTTATTATCTTTCTCTTTTACTTTTATCAAATAGTCTGGATAATACTTATGGACTCTATTATCTTTTGGAGAAACATAAGGTATGCAAAACTCCTCTGATGCCCATGAAATTATACTATCATTTCTATCAGCCCACTGACAAAACTTTCTCTCCCAACTACTACGACAAATAATATTATTGGGATTGCCTTGATATTTCTTAGGATTAGAAGGTTTATACCTACTTTTAATACTTTCTCCCATTATCTCATATACATAATATATAAGGTCAAATAGTATTTATAAATGGCTTCCATACAACCAAGAGCAAGAACCATAGCAGAAGTCAAAGCTAACTTACTGAATCCTGCTCAAACTTCACAATTCCAAGTTGCTATTGGAATTCCAAGAGGAGGGGAATTTGGTTCTTTCCTATCACAAAATGGGACAACTTATAATCAAGATCAATTAAATTTATTATGTTCGGAAGCATCTCTACCTGGATCTCAGTTGGCAACCACAGAAATGACAGGTGATTTTACTGGAGTAACCGAGAGACATGCTTATCGAAGAATGTATGATGACCGTATTGATTTAACTTTTTATTGTGATGCTGATCAATACTTACCAATTAGATTCTTTGAATCTTGGATGAGATTTATAATGAATGAAAATGCCACTGATAATTTCACTGGTAATACAAAAAAACAAAACTTCTTTTACAGAGCATCATTTCCAAATGATTATAAGGGAACATTAGAAGTTACTAAGTTTGAAAAGAATATAAACTCAAGGAGAAAAGTAAAACCTCTTACATATGGATTTGTTAATACTTTCCCTCTAGCAATTAATTCTGTTCCAGTTTCTTATGAATCATCTGATCTTTTAAAATGCACAGTCTCCATGACTTATAGTAGATACTATTTGGAACAAACTAGAGGTGGTTTGTTTGATATGTTTGATCCAAGAACACAAGCAGATTTGAATGGTCAAACATTCCAAGCAATTAATGCTGGACTTAGAGCTTTTGATTTAGACAATACGCTGGTAGGTAGTGCTGCTAGAAGTTTTGCTGCGAATGTCTTCTAAATAAAATACACTGAATTTCTATAGGATATTATGCCGTTACCAAAAATTGCCACACCAACTTATGAACTTGAGTTGCCATCAACAGGAAAAACAATACAATATAGACCTTTTTTAGTTAAAGAAGAAAAATTACTTGTTATTGCTTTAGAGAGTGAGGATACAAAACAAATTACCACTGCCATAAAAGCAGTCTTAAGAAATTGTATTCTTACAAAAGGTATTAAAGTTGAAACACTTCCTACATTTGATATTGAATTTTTATTCTTAAACATTAGGGGTAAATCAGTTGGAGAGGATATTGAAGTTAACATTATTTGTCCTGATGATGAAAAAACAAGTGTCCCTGTAAGTATTAATCTTGATGATATTAAAATTCAAAAGAATGATGATCATACTAACAAAGTCAAAGTTGATGCAAACATTATGATGGAAATGAAGTATCCATCTCTTGATGAATTTATTAAAAATAATTTTGATTTTAATGATGCTAGTCAAATGGATCAATCATTTAAACTAATAGCATCATGCATTGATAAAATCTATACAGAGGAAGAGGTATGGGCTTCTGAAGATTGTACTAAGAAAGAGATGAATGATTTTCTTGAGTCAATGAACTCTTCTCAATTTAAAGAGATTGAAAAATTCTTCACAACAATGCCTAAGTTATCTCATACTGTTAAGGTTATGAATCCTGAAACAAAAGTTGAGAGTGATGTAGTGCTTGAGGGATTAGCATCTTTTTTCGGGTAGGTATGGTATACATGAGTCTGGAAAATTATTTTAGACTTAATTTTGCTTTAATGCAGTACCATAAATATAGCCTGACAGAGATTGAAAACTGGATGCCTTGGGAACGAGACATCTATGTTGGTTTATTAAAACAACACCTCGAAGAGGAAGAACTAAAGCGGAACCAGCAAAAATCTAATGCCAAGTAATAAACTTAACATGATAGATTCACTGAGGGCCAAACATGACCCTCATTTTAAGCTGTCTGCGAATGTTGATTTAAATCATAAAATAATACATCAACTTGAAAATAAGACTAGAGCACTTGAGAAAAAGGTAACAGATTTACCAAAGATACATAAGACCTTAAGTAAGTCCTTTGGAATGCAAAGGAAAACTTTGACACGGGTTCTTGGTCTTGAGAAAAGAGTCGCTGAATTGGAGGTACAAAGAGAAGTAATACAAGACGTAGCAGAAGAAGTAGAAGAGGCAGCAGAAGCGGTAGAAGAAGTTGCAGAAGAATTAGGTGTTGAGGATGAAATACCTGAAGGTTTAGATGATGTTTTAGATGATATACGTGGAGAGGGAATAGAGGAAGAAGTAGGTGGTGAAGAACCATCAGGAGCACCAGGAGTTGCTACATTAACTGATCCACCAAAGACAACACCAAAGAAAAAGAAACCAAGGATAAGGATTAGGAAGAAGAAAATACGTGCTGCAGATATAAAGAAAGGAACTCCATTTGATAAAGGGTATGCATCACGAGTGATGGGTCAAGATGAGAAGGGAGAATACTTAAGTAAAGCAGAAAGAATAAGAAGGTTTAAAGGTGGAGCAATAACAAAACCTGATGATCTTAAATCAGATAGTGAAGAGACTCCTACTTCTGCCGAGGTAGATACTGAAAAATCACAAGAGGGATTGTTACCTATACTTAAATCAATCTCATCCTCAGTTGATGGTATTAAACAAACTTTGATTGGTCAAGCAGAAGTTAGTAAGGATCAGGCAGAATTTTTAAGAAAGCAACAAGAGAATAAGAAGAGGAATAAAAGAGAGAGTGGTTTAGAGAAGATGTTGGGTGGTGTAAAGAAAGTGGGACAGATGGCCTTGAAACCAGTGATAGGTATATGGGAAAAAATATTTAATTTTTTAACTATGATCTTTATTGGAAGAATAGCAATGCAATTGTGGGGATGGTTTTCTGATCCTGCAAACACTGATAAAATATCATCATTATTCAGGTTTATTAAAGATTGGTGGCCTGTTATCTTGGCAAGTCTGATGGCGTTTCTACCAGGATTATTAGGGCCTGCAGGACTTATATTAGGAACCATTGCCTTATTATCATGGGGGATACCAAAAATAGTTAATGCCGTTAAATCTATTTTTGGATTTGGAGATAAAATTGATAAGGAATTAAAAGAGGGTGAGGATAATGCACTTAAAGATAGTGAAAAATTAGAATCTCAATTAGATAAAGACTTGAAAAATGAATTGGGTGAAGATCAACCATCTAAATCTGAGACTCCAAATGAGATAAAAGATGCAAATAAACAAGACACTAGTAAGTTAAAAGAACCAGGACAAGATCCTGTTGAAATGAATAAGGGTGGAGAAGTTCCTGGCTCAGGTAACACAGACACTGTACCTGCGATGTTAACTCCTGGTGAATTTGTGATGACTAAAGAAGCAGTTCAAAAGTATGGATTAGATACTCTTGAGGGATTAAATGCTGCTGCTGGTGGAACAAACATACCAACAGTGCAGAAGGGTGGTGGTAAAGGAATGAATATGATGATTCCTCGTTTTAGTGGTGGTGGTAAAGCAACAGGTGTCGTAACTGATCCAAAAAAGAAAAAAGAACAAGAAGATTATATGCTTCATTGGGTTAATAAAGAAAGAGTAGAATTTTTGGGATTACCTCCTTTAGATAAACTAACATATGCTCAAGGTGTAGAACTTACAGAGATGATGGGACCAGGTCCAAAAACAACAGAAACAACAGACACTCATTTTGATTTTGATAAGATGCTTAAGACTACATCAAGAACAAAAACAAGAGGTGATGAATCAATTAGTGATTATTCAGTAGGTATCTTAACAGAAGAAGATAAGCAGCAGTATCTTGCATCAAATCCTAGTGCAAGACTTGCACAAGACCTCATGAATCAGTTTGAACTAGATTCTTTAGGTGCTGACATATCTGCTAGTGCTAAAATGAATGGTGGTGGTTTAGTTCAGGGATTTAATAATGGTGGATTAGTTCAGGGATTTAATAATGGTGGATTTATTAAAGGAATTAGTAGAATTGTTAAAAAAGCTGGTGATGTAGGTGG